CTTTCTTGCGAACGGCTTATTAATTTTTTTAACCTTTGCCACCGTTCTCCTAGCGTCAGCAGGAGTAGCAAACTTGATAGGCACAGTATCACGCGGATTCTCATCAGTATAGAGTCGCCTGCCACTACCTTTTGGTTTTTTTCCTGTTCCCTTTAGTGGATCTTTTCTTTTTCTCGACACCTTTAATTACTCCTTTGTTTTTAGAAGCGTAGAAGACAGCCTTGGCATCTTTGCCATAGGTCTTCTTCATAGACTTCATAATCTTCTTACCCTTTTCGTTTAGTGGCACTTTTCTTCCTCTTTGCAAATGTTCTCACATTAGTTGGCTTACCACCAACGCCCTGTGCTTTTGATCGTTTTCTCGATACAGCAGATCGTCTTTGACTTTCAGTCATTCTCATAGCTTTAGCTCGTGGCACACACTTAGGGTATTTTCTTTTGGCATCTTTCTTTTGTTTTGACCTACCACACTTGGCAAAGCCTCCACCTTTTTTCTTAGAACCAATATCAACCCAGTCCTGCTTAAACCATTTTGCTAAACCTTTATGACCAGACACTACGCTACTGCTCTTTTTTGTTTTGGTCTTTTGGTTACTTTACGCTTGTTCGCCATGATTGCACCACAACCTTTTGCAATACCACCTTGAGAGAAACTTGATACTCTCTTACGATCTTGTGATATTTTGTTGAAATCAATCATACCGCCCATAGCTTTTTTAGGCCCCTTAAAATCTTTTCTTTTTAGACCACTAGGATCTTTGATCTTACCAGCACAGATTTTAGAAGCGTATGCATTTGCATAAGCACTTGGATAAACTTTAAACTTTCGTTTAGCCGCGGCTTTACCTCTTGGACATAATTTAGTCATTATTTTTTCCTCGCTGTTTGTGCCGCTCTTCTAAAGTTTGCGGCAGTAGGTGCACCTTTAGCGCCTTTCTTGCGCATCTTGCCACCACGCTTTCTTTTAGCATGTATATTAGCATATAGACCTTTACGCATTACGCTCTTCTCTTTGCTTTTTTCATGCCTTTTCTTTTAGCGGCAGTGATAATGTCACCTCTAGTTATTTTATTAGGATCACCATACATAGCGGCTAGCTTAGCGTTTTTTACTTTCTTCTTTGCTTTGCCACCCTTCTTCATCATAGAGACAGGTTGGTTTCCGTTTCGTTTTCTTACAGTTCTCATAGTTACTCCTATACGTCAGATATTTCTAGCACACTTATGATTATACTCAAGTCATTTGCGTTTTCAGCTTGAGCCTTGATAATCTCAGATTCTTTGGCTATCAAAGGCGTTGGTCCTGCTACCGAACTATCGGCAGAATCCTGCGCCATATTACCGGTCGCAAGAAGCTCTTGTGATCTCTTTGCTTGTATTGTTCTATCTTTTTCTATCATGTAAATAACACTACCTGTATCAACTAACGTCACCGTAATATTACAATCATTACTTGTGTCTTCATTAGCAACACGTATGGATTTTATAATGGCTGTCTTTGTTGCAGGCACAGTATATATTGTTGTTAGACTGGTGTTAGCTAACTTTGCTTTGTGATTAGTATAGACGTTAGGCATTAGGACAAAAAGAAACTAATACGCTCATCATCTTCACGTAGTTTTTCTGGTATGTATGTATTATTCAAGACAAAGATAACTTGCTCTAATGTCTGTACAAGTTGAGATACTTGTTCTCTACTATATTCGTCTGTTGCTTCTGGTAGACGTGGTGTTACAATCTTTGCCATTAACTACCTCTCATTCCGTCTGGTCTAATATCTAAACGCATTGTACCATATCGCCACTTATCACCAGTAGCATCACTACTAATTCTAACAGCAACTTGTCTGCCACGAATACGTGTATTAACTTTTGTTGTTGATGTTGTTACATCAAATGATCCATGACTTGTTTGTGTGCCAGATGGGTATGGTCTAGTTTTTATTGTAATATCTGCTGTCCCTGTCAAGTCCTTAAAGTCTGGTATAAATCTTGATATTGACATAAAGTTGTCACCGTCAGCGATATCTATATCACCAGATTCAATATGGTTTGCCATAGCAGAGCCATCATCTTCTGTTCCTGTTTCATGTAAAAATACAAATGTTCTACCAGCTTTTAATCCTGTGATTGTAGATATACTTGCAGTCGTATCGGTGGATAAAAACTGTGTAGCATACGGCACAGGATAAACACCGTAGTCAGACCAAGATGTTCTAGCAAGTGTGCCTATGTACCAAAGGTTTTCTGCATAATTATATATTACCATTCTATCTATTTGATCAGAATTAGCCGATGCATAAAACCACATAACTTCATTGTAATTAGAGTTAGCCGCACAAAATACATCTTGTTTTGCATTTTCATTAATGTCATCAAACACATAGTCTTCTACTGAACACGGTATCTTTTTTACAGCACCATCGTATACAAAAAAAGAATCGTTGCTCATCCAATATGAATTACCAGACACGTCGACAGCCGCGTTAATACCTACAGCGCCACAGTTCGATCCTATTTGTTTGAAACCAAATGTCAAAGGCGCACCAATAAACTGCATAGAATACAACGCTGTATCTGTCCATATCATAACAGCACCTCTTGATCTAACAGCAGTATTGATTTGGTTACCATCAACTAATCTAAATGATCCTGCTGTGTTTGTAGCAGTTGGTGTCCAGTCACTCGTTGATTCTTGATCAGACCAACGGATAAACATATTATCTTGTGTAGTTGTCGTGCCTATTGTTGTTTCTGTGCCAAAACAAATAACGTGTCTATCATCACCAGACACAAGCATAAATCTAGATTTAGTTGGCGCACCACTTACTTCTGTTGTGGTAGCTAAACTTGTTAATCCATCAGAGGTGTCCCAATAAAACAAGCCACCATTAAATTGTAAAGCTAATACATCTTCACCCCAGTTGTCAAGTGCCCACTTTGCTGATTCTAGCAATGGCTTGTCTGCACCTGTTAGACCTTCACGAGAAGTATTCCATGTTGATGTGCTCCATGTACCTGCACCCCAACCATAACCAAATAAGGAGACCGCCGCTCCAGTATTAACTTGATATGTAGCATTAGCTGTGGCTCCAGTTGCATCAGAACTAGCCGCCGCCTTTGCTTCTATCGTATAAGTATTAGCATCCGGAACTGTTAATATTTCAAACTCGCCTTGTAAATTAGCGGCAGATATACCGCCTACAGCACCACTAACACTAGCGATAGTAACGAAATCACCAATCAAAGCACCATGACTAGAATCAGTTACAGTTACCGTAGTAGATCCGTTTGTTGTTGCAAACTGTGTAATGTTACCTGTGCCTGTAGAACGAGTCGGTGTTATGTCAGCATAACTACCATCTGAATAAGCGTATAGTTTTTTGTTTGTGCCGTAAACAATGTATTTAACACCGTTTAAATCAGAATAAGATAAGATTGCTCTTGTTGCACCAACAAGTGCATCACTTGTTACTTTTTCCCAACCACCTATTTTTTCTGGTAATCCGTATCTAAAACGAACATTATCACAATCTACCCAACGACCCTCAGCTCCGTATTCGGTATTTTGTTTATCTATTCCCGGTGCTATCTGTAATTTTGATAAAGGCATAATTAAATTGCAGAGTCATAAATCCTTATGAAACGATCAGTACCATTTATATTAATACGTATTGCACCTACCTTTGATCCATTAGTTGCTGTTGATGATGATATACTCTTTGATCCATCAGAAGCACTTGTGCCATCAAACCTAATAAACTCTTGATCATCGTCACCTTGATCTAATGTTAAAACTGCTACAGCACCTGTAGAGCTTGCTTGATCTATTGTAACAAACGCACTTGTCGGAGATGATGTACCAAAACCTATTTTATCAGCAGAACCATCTGCAAAGAAAGCGTGTGTTAAAGTATCTGTTTCTAATCTAAAATCAAGAGCGGCACCGGAATCATTAAATGTAAATCCACCACCGTCAAAATCTATCGCACCCGTGGCCTTGACACCACCGACAACATGTAACTCTGTAGAAGGTGAGTTTGTTTTTATACCGATACGGTCATTACCCGCATCAGTAAAGAATAAGTTTGCATCACCGTTACCCTCGATTCTAAAATCTAAATCGGCAGATGACTCGTTAAATACAAAAGTACCACCGTCAAGAGATGTGTTACCAGACACTGTTAGTGTTCCATTTGCTTTTACGTTACCAGCATCAGCTAGCACGTCAAACATGGTAGAGCCATCAGAATACAAAATATGTTTTGCACCCTCTACTAAATTAACAGCTGTTCCACCTGCTGGTTTAAATCCTAGTGTATTACCACCATGTGTAGTTGCATCATCAACAATGTACCATGTTTCTACAGCCTCACTTTGCATGGTCGTATTACCTGTAAGTGTGCCTGTTAGTTTAATTATAGCGTTACTTTGTTCGTCTGTGGTAGATCCATCTGATGTAGCAAGTGCATCGGTTGTGCTTGCAATAGCAATAGACACATAACCTTTGATTGCCGATTCTACCTTTTGTAAATTGTTATTTGTTATTACACCCCAAGTTCCAGAGTTTTCTCCACTGGCTTGAAGCTCTAAGTTTAATGCGCTTGAAAATGTTGAAGCCATCTATTTCTCCTAATCCGTGGACCCCGGTTCT